GGAAATCAAGTATTTCAAGAGGCTGTAATTTTAAGAAAAATGAGTAAATTTTTAACAGGTACAAGTGAGGATGCAGTTATTCCAATTCCTGTATTTATTGATTTAAAAACAGGTAAAATTTTAATTGAATTGATGCCTAAAGAATTAAAAGTAGAATATGAAGAGTACAACAAAAGTATCTAAACCTAAAGCGTTTTCTATATTTGATTTTATAAAGGCAATAATTAACACAAAACAGTCTTGGGAATCATTTACATTAGAACAGCAAAAATTATTTAATGGATACATGATTAATAAATTTTTAAGCATGAATTCAAAATATATTGAAACTGTAAATTATGTTCAAGGTTTAGATATTAAAGACAATAAGAAAATATATGAAGTATATTGTTGGATGATTCCACAATCAAAAAATACGTTTTCACCTTTTATAAAATCAACAACTAAAAAAGTAATTTTACCTGAATTGTCAAAATATATTTCTGAACATTTTGAATGTTCAATAACTGAAGCAGAAGAATATATTACATTAACAGGTAAAGATTTTGTAGAAGATATTTTAGTTAAACAAGGTATTAATGAAAAAGAAATTAAAAAACTAATTAAAAATGGCTAAAGAAGAAATGTCTGTTATTGAACAGCTAGAAAAAGAATATCCTACAATTGCTCAAGGATACAAACAAATAATTAAAGAACAATATACTTTATTTGCTCAAAAACACTTAGACTATGGTTTAACTAATGTAGCAGCAGGTACACAATTAGCAAATGATGAAGAAAAACAATTTGCTTTAACAGGTCTATTTTTTAGATTAAATGATAAAGTAAGTAGATGGAAAAATCTTATTGTAACTAAACAAGTAGCTAAAAATGAAGCATTAACTGACACATATCAAGACATTACTAATTATGGTATTATAGCTCAATTAGTAGAGAGAGGATTATGGAAAAAATAAATGGCAAAAACTCTATCAATAATTAAACAAATACAGGAATATAAACCTATAACTGTTGATTTAGCATTTCAAAAAACTATATCATTTTCACAGTTATCAATGTATTTGTCTTGTCCTAAAAAATGGTCATTACAATATAGAGACGGATATAAAATACCTAGTTTCTCTATTAACATGACTTTTGGAACAAGTATGCATGAAACACTACAGAACTACTTACATGTAATGTATACTAAAAGTGGAGTAAAAGCAGATGAAATAAACATAGAGGAATACTTTGAAGATAAATTTAGAGAAAATTACACTAAAGGATATAAAGATAATAAAAGTATCCATTTTAGTAATTCAGAGGAAATGAGAGAGTTTTATAATGATGGACTTGCTATTTTAGATTTTATTAAGAAAAAACGAGGAGAGTATTTTACTATTAAAGGATGGCACTTAGTAGGAATTGAAATTCCAATTGTTATAGCGCCTAATAAAACGCATAACAACGTTTTATTTAATGGATTTATTGACTTAGTAATGTATCATGAAGGAACAAATAAATTTGTTATATACGATATAAAAACAAGTACTCGTGGGTGGGGAGATAAAGAAAAAAAAGATCAAATCAAACAATTTCAAATATTACTTTATAAATCATTTTTTAGTGAACAGTTTGGAGTGCCTGAAGAAAATATTGATGTAGAATTTTTTATTGTAAAACGTAAAATATGGGAAGAAAGTGAATTTCCTCAAAAAAGAATTCAACAATTTGTACCTGCAAACGGAAAAACTAAAGTAAAAAAAGCAAAAATAGCTTTAGATACTTTTATAAATGAAGTATTTAATTTAGACGGTTCATATAAATCAACAGATTTTCAAGCTGTTCCAGCAAAACATAATTGTACTTATTGCTCTTATAAAAATAAAAAAGAGTTATGTGATAAGGCGATTTTAAAATAGAGTTATATATTTATATATAACATTTAATATTAACGTTATGGAAGAAAACAACACACAACTAACATCAGTTAAAGTAAATTGTGATTTATTTGACAATTTTAAAATAGAGTGCGTTAAGAGAAAATTTTCATTAAATAAGCTTGTAAATCAAGCAATGGATTTGTATCTTAAAGACGAAAATTTTAGAAAACAAATTACTAACAATCAATTAAAAATTAACGACTAAAAAAGTTCTTATGAAAGAAAGTTTTGCTTATGTTCCTCAAAAGGAGAGGAAAAAAATCTTATTAATTTGTGATGATATTAGAGCCCATTCAGGCGTATCTACTGTAGCTAGAGAAATAGTACTTCATACTGCCCAACATTTTAATTGGGTAAATATAGCTGGAGCTGTGACACATCCTGATAAAGGAAAGAAATTTGATGTATCAGCAGAAACAGGTAAATTAGCAGGTATAGATGATGCAAGTGTATTTTTATATCCATCTGATGGTTATGGAGATACTTCATTTATTCGTACTTTAATTCAATTAGAAAAACCAGATGCAATAATGTTAATTACTGATCCAAGATATTTTACTTGGTTATTTAATATTGAAAATGAAATTAGGAAGAAAATGCCTATTATTTATTTAAACATTTGGGATTCACCATTTCCTTATCCATTGTGGAATAAAGATTTTTATGAATCATGTGACGCATTATTAGCTATTTCTAAACAAACTAAAAATATTAATGAAGTAGTTTTAGGTGATAAAGCAAAAAGTAAAATTATAAAATATCTTCCTCATGGTTTAGATTCAAACAATTATTTTCCTATTACACCTGAATATTCAAAGTATAATGAATTTAAAGAATTTAAAAAACAACTATTTAGAGATAAAGAATTTAATTTTGTGACATTTTTTAATTCAAGAAACATTCGTCGTAAACAAATTCCAGATACTATTTTAGCATTTAGAATGTTTTTAGATAAATTAACAAAAGAAGAAGCAAATAAATGTTGTTTGTTACTTCACACTGAATTAGTAAGTGAACACGGAACAGATTTACATGCGGTAAAAGAATATTTATTAGCTGATTATCCAAACGCTATAATAATTCATCAACAGCCTTTAGGAGTAGAACAAATGAATTGGTTGTATAATTGCTCTGATCATCAAATTTTATTAACAGATAATGAAGGATGGGGTTTAAGTTTAACAGAAGCATTATTAACTGGAAGACCTATTATAGCTAATTGTCAAGGAGGTATGCAAGATCAAATGCGTTTTGAAGATGAAAATGGAAAATGGATTGATTTTAGTATTGATTTTCCATCAAACCATAGAGGTACTTATAAAAAACATGGTTCATGGGCATTTCCAGTTTATCCATCAAATATATCAATTCAAGGATCTCCTCAAACACCATACATTAGCTCAGATAGAGTTAAACCAGAAGATGCCGCTGAAGAAATTGCTAAATTATATTATATGTCTGCGGAAATTAGAACAAAACTTGGTTTAGAAGGTAGAGAATGGGCAATAAGTGATGAGGCTGGTTTTACAAGTAAACATCAAGCAAAGCGTTTTATTGAATTTATAGACGAATTATTTAAAACTTGGAAGCCAAGAGAAAAATATGAATTAATTAACGCAACACAATATCAACCTGATACAACAAGAAAACATAAATTAACTTACTAAAAATAAAACAATGAATAAATCGTTATGTGTAATAAGTTGTCCTATTGACACTTATAGTGGTTACGGAGCTCGTTCTCGAGATTTAGTTAAAGCCGTTATTGAATTAAAAAAAGATGAATGGGATATAAAAATTATACCTCAACGTTGGGGTGATTGCAGTTGGGATTTTATTAATAGCAATCCTGAATGGGAATTTTTAAAACAACATATGGTAGATCCATCTCAAATAAATGTTCAACCTGATATTTGGATGCAAATAACAGTACCTAATGAATTTCAAACACTAGGAAAATACAATATTGGGATTACAGCCGGGATTGAATCAACTGTTTGCCCACCAGAATGGATTGAAGGAGTAAATAGAATGAATACAACTTGGATTTCATCTCAACATTCTAAAAGAGTATTTGAAAGTTCTAAATTTGAAAAAAAAGACCAATCCGGAAAAATAATAGGAGTGGTTCAATTAGAAAAACCAATAGAAGTAGTATTTGAAGGAGCTGATTTAAATACTTATAAAATGCTTGAAGCAAAAGATATTACTAATATTGATTTAAAAAATATTAAAGAATCATTTTGTTATTTATTTGTAGGCCACTGGATAAATATTCAAGCACCAATAGGTGAAGATAGAAAAAATGTAGGATTATTAATTAAAGCGTTTTTTGAAACATTTAAAAATAAATCAAATTCAAACATGCCTGCTTTAATTCTTAAAACATCAAGTGCTGTTAATTCATATATGGATAGAGAAAATATCTTAAAAATGATTAACGCAATTAAAAACACAGTAAACTCTAAATTATTACCTAATATTTATTTACTACATGGTGATTTTTCAGATTCAGAAATTAATGAATTGTATAATCATCCAAAAGTAAAAGCTATGGTTTCATTAACTAAAGGTGAAGGTTTTGGCCGTCCATTACTTGAATTTAGTTTAGTTAAAAAACCAATTATAGCAACAAATTGGAGTGGACATATTGATTTTTTAAGTAAACAGTATACTACTTTAATTAATGGAACATTAACACCGGTACACCCTTCAGTAGCAAACCAATTTTTACTTAAAGAAAGTTCTTGGTTTAGCCCAAACTTTTCAGAAATAGGAGAAACATTAAATGATGTGTTTAAAAACTATGATAAACATTTACCTAGTGCTCGTAAACAAACTGAGTTAAATATTGAAAAATTTAGTTTTGATGCTATGAAAGAGGTTATTAAATTAGAATTAAATAAATTACCTGAGTTTCCTAAACAAATTCAACTTAAACTACCTACAATTAAAAAAATTGAATTACCTAAATTAACTAAAATATAATGAACGATAACTTAATTATATGCCCGCACTGTAGCTCAGATGCTTGCTATGTAACTGAAAACTCTCCTACAATTAAAACATATTCTTGTTTTGGTTGTGGGTTTACAACAAACTCTTTAATGAAAGAAGGAGAAGAATTTTATAACCAACAAGTAGAGGTATTACCTGATCTTTATAAAGATGTATTATTTACAGATAAAGATGGGAAGATATGGATGCCTGTAACTATTAATTTACCTCAAAATGGAATGGTATTTTATAATGGTACAAATAAAGAAAATGCTAAATGGGCTGGAGTAAAAGCAGTTAAAGTAGAAGAAACAGAAAAAGAAAAATATCCAATTAAAGGTAAAACTGGAGAATTTTACGAATGGAGAATGGATATGACTACTATAAAATCCTTTGAAATGAAAGACTTTATGGAAGCTTTATCTTATATTGAAGTTTTACCAGAATAAATAGGCTTACTAAAAAAAGTTTTATATATTTAGATAATATGAAAATTAGTTATGCTATTACTGTGTGTAATGAGTTTGTAGAGATACAACGCTTATTACATTTTCTGTTAAAAGAAAAACGTCCTCAAGATAATATAGTAATATTATATGACGAGACAAATGGAGATCCTGAAATAGAATCATTTTTAAGAACACACTCAGTTAATAATGAATACTTTTGGTATAAAGCACCTTTTAATAATCACTTTGCTGATTGGAAGAACCTGCTTAACTCAAAGTGTTCTGGAGATTACATTTTTCAAATAGATGCAGATGAGATTCCATGCACACCAATTATAGAGTCTTTACCAAGCATACTAGAAAGCAATCCAGAAATAGATGTTTATTTGGTAC